CACAGTCCCAAGAAACTATCGACCTCGTGAACGAGGGGAAGGAGCTTGAGGAGCGCGTATTGCGCTACATCACGAAGCTGGCGGACACATACGAGGTCGACGGCCGTTGGCTGGCCATCGGGCATACTGATATCCAGAAGGGCTTCATGGCTGTGTTTCGCTCGGTGTTCCAGCCCGGACGTGCCGCTCTGCCGGAGGACGCACAATGAGCACCAATCCGAGCGACATCCCGCAGGGTGATCCCCTTGCGGGCATGGAAGATGGCGAAATCGTCATCAACGACGTCCTGAAGCGTCAGGCCGAAGAACCGGAAGCCCAGCCGGAACCGACTGCCGATACCTCGAACGAGGCAGACGCAGCGGAAGGCGAGAACGACGCCGGCGAGGGCGACAAGCCCGAGGAAAAGCCGAAAAAGAACAAAATCCCGCGCGAACAGCGCATCCGGGAACTTCTCGCCGACAACAAGGTGGCGAAATCGGAGAATGAAACGCTCCAGGCCCGCATCGCGGAACTCGAAAAAAGATTGACGCCGCCGGAAAATCCCGGCAACATTCCCGATAACCGCGATCCCGAACCTGATCCGACGGATCTTTCGAAGTATCGCCTCGGGGACCTCGATCCCGCATATACGAGGGACCTTGTTCGCTGGGAACTCCGTCAGGAATTCCGAAACGAGCAAGCCGCCGCTGCCGAGCGTCAGGCAGCACAGGAAGCGCAGGCTCGCCAGAGGGAGCACGCTTCGGAGGTTCTCGGGAAAGTCGCCGACATCGAGGACAAGGGCCTGTCCCTTCACCCCGATTACAAGGAAACGGTCGTCGAGCCGTTCATGAGTGGTGAAATCCCTCTCGAAGAAGCAACCTTCCTCGCAGCCACCGAAGTCGAACACGGCTCCGAAGTCCTCCGCGAACTCGCTCTCAACCGTGCCGAAGCCGCCCGCGTGGCATCCATGACGCCAATTCAGCAGGGCATCTACGTCACCAGAAAGAGCGACGAAATCGCGGCCCGCAACAAGCCTCGCCTCCCGCAAGCCGGCGCCCCGCCGTCAAGTGTACCAAGGGGAACCGGCGGACGCCTCGGTATCAGGGGCGACACCGAAAGTGTCGATGATATCGAGAAGTTTTTGTACCGACGAGGCTGATTGGGCGCGGTGCCCATCAGTGAACTTCCAAGGGAGTAGCCCTGATGGGTACCAACACTGTCGACCAAGCACGGCTGGTCCTGAACGTCTTCGCCGCGCGTCTCCAGAACAACCTCGTGACCCGCGACGTGGTGACGTGGAACATGTTCACCGAGGAAATGGACGATCGCAATCGCTTGCAGGTCGTCGAGCAGCGTTCGCCGCGCTACGCTGTCACCCGCACCTCCGGCGGCGTGAAGGACCTGACCTCCGGGACGCAGGGTTCCGTGTTCGGCGCTGAAATCTACATCATCGACGGCACGTTCAACGCCAGCATGGGCTGGGGCGACTTCCAGAAAATCCGCGATATCGGTGCGGCTCGCGAGAGCCAGGCCATCCAGGGCGCCGCGGAGAGCATGGCCGCCAGTATCGATGCCTACGTTCTGAGCGGCGCCACCCTGGCCGCGAACAACTGGACCGGCACCATCGGCAACAACCTGACCGATCAGGAAGACTGCGTTGCTGCCTATACCCGCCTGAAGGAAGGCGGCGTGCCCGACGGTGACATGAACTTCGTGATGAACTTCATCGACCGCCAGAAGCTCGGTGATCAGGTCATCAACCTTCCGGGTCCGGACGGCTTCCCGACCGCGACCTACAAGGACGGCCTTGACAGCCGTATCAACGGCATTCCGACCAAGTGGACGCAGCAGCTTCCGGTTCTGACCGTCGGCTCGCGTGCCGCTTCCGGTGCGTCACTGATCAACGGCGCCTCGCAGAATGTCAACTATGCCGACGTGGCCACCCAGACGAGCGCGAATGGCTATTTCAAGACTCAGACCATCTCGATCGACGGCCTGACCGGCTCGCAGACCGTGAAGGCTGGTGAAGTCTTCACCATCGCCGGCGTCTACGCCTATGACAACCAGAAGCAGGCACTCGTTAATCCGGCTCGGCTTCAGCAGTTCACCGTCGTTGCGGACGCCACGGCGTCGAGCGGTGTGATCGCGGCCCTCCGCATCTATCCAGCCATCATCGTACCGAACACCGGCTCGGGCAGCAATCCCGACATCAACACCGCCCATGCGACCGTCAACGCGGCGCCGGCGGATGATGCCGCGATCACTTGGCTGGGTACGGCGTCGACCGCCTATGGCCCGCGCCTGCTGATCCAGAAGGACGCGATCGTCGTCAACTCGGCGCAGCTCGTGATGCCGTCTGTCGGTATCGGCACCCGTAAGACCCTGTCCAAGATCCCGCTGTCTGTCCGCATGTGGCAGTACTCGGATCCGAAGACTGGCGAGCACGGCATCCGCTTCGACGTCGCGCTCAACGTCAACATCCGGGATCGCGACCGCGTCTGCAAGTTCAACGGCAGCTAAGTCTTCCGTCTCGTTCTCCGTGCGGAAGTGGGGCCGCTGGCAATCCTCTAAAGGCTGGCCAGCGGCCTTTTCTCTAAAGAGGCAAAGGCAATGTCGTCGAGAGTTAAAGAACGGTTCCGGGGCACCTTCATGGCTGCCAACAGCACGCTCGATCTTTCCGGCGCAGGGGGTATTTCGGGCTTCCTGACCAAGACGGATGGTACGATCACCGTGACCGTCACGGACGGCGCAAGCGGCGCTGTTTCGACCGTCACCATCGTCAGCGCCCATCCGGTGACTGCCGGCGTCTATGTCCCGATCCCGCTCGAATTCCCGCAGCTTGGCGGCACTGTCACGCTTGGCGGCGGCGCGAGCGGAACGCTGTTCATCTGATGCTGATCGCCTGGGCATCGCAGCAATGGGCTACGGCGCCGACCCCTCCGCCGACCGATGAGGTGCGCGTCACCGAGGATGGTGAGCGCCGCATTACCGAAACTGGTGACGTAAGGATCACGGAAAATGACTGACGTTAAGATCACCGGACTTTCGGCAAACGAAACCCCGCTCGACGGCACCGAGCTGTTCGAAATCGTCAATGCGGACGGCAACAGCCGCAAGGAACTCCTGAGCAACATCGAAACCTTTGTGGTGACCGCCCGCGTCTATGTCACGATCCCCTTCATCATCGACGGTGGTGGCGGTGTGATCACCACAGGCATCAAGGGCTATGTCCCAGTCGATTTTGCCTGCACGATCCAGTCTGTGACCCTGCTGGGCGACCAGAGCGGTTCCGTGGTGGTCGACATCTGGAAATGCACCTATTCGGCGTTCGATCCGACCACGACGCCGTCGGCATCCGACAAAATCACCGCTTCGGCGCCCCCGACCATCTCCAGTGCCAAGAAGTCGCAGGACAGCACCCTGACCGGCTGGACGACGTCGATTTCCGCCGGAGACATTCTGGCCTTCAACGTGAACAGCGTTACGACCCTGACCCGCGTGACGCTCGCCCTGAAGGTGAAGCGGACCTGAGATGGCGCGCACCTGGTTCAAGAACAAGCAGCTTACGAGGCAGACGCTTACGGGTACTGTCACACCTGCAAGTGTTCTGAGCCTGTCGTTCACACCCAAGGCGTCGACGTCGTACTACCTGCTTTGGTCGATGCAGTCGGATTATAGTGTCACCAGCCGGAACTGTTTATTCGCGATGAATGACACCACGGGCTCAGTGGCCTTGGCCGCGCCGTCTAGCCGCACAGCCAATACCGGCGACATTTTCTCTATGGGTGGTATCGCCAAGTGGACAGCAGGTGCTTCGCCGGGCACTCAACAGTTCGATATCACGCAGGCACCTGGCAACAGCGGCGATACTGTCGGCAGTGACGAAATTTTCCTGATGGCCATCGAGGCGCAGGCAACCGACGCCTATGCCGAAGTGTTATCGGCGAATACACGTACATCATCGACGTTGGGCGACCAATGCACGCTGACGTTCACACCCGGATCCGCCGGCGATTACCTGATCCTGTGCAGTGCCGAGGTTGGCGGGCTGATTACTGCGACGACCAATGGCTGCTGCCGTGTGCTGCTCGACGTCAATGGCACACAGTATTTCGACACGGTCGATGGCCAGCAAGCTAATACAAGCGGCGCTCGTTATGCGTGGGCGGGCGCGATGGTGCTGAATTTTGCAGCTTCGTCCCAGACGCTCAAAATTCAGTTTGCGTCGTCGGATAACACCAATACCGCGAACATCCGTAATTGCCGCATCCTCTGCATGAGGCTCGACACTTTTGCACAGGCGACGACGGCGCAAAACACCACCGAGCAGTCGACACAGTCGACCTCGATGCAGGTAGCTGCGACTGTCACACCGACGGTACCGAACAACGACTACCTCGTCCTGTCGTCGGGTCTCGTCCGTTATTCGACTTCGGCGCGCAATATGGAAAGTGACGCCAGCATCGCCGGCGTTACACGATCGCTTCAAAAACGTTACCAGATGTCGCAAAGCGGCACGCGCAAGACGTCCTACATCGGCTGGGGTTACGACACGCTGGTAGGCGGCAGCCGCACGTTCCAGACTGAGTGGCGTGCGACCAATGCCAGCGATACGGCATATATCACCAATGCTTTCATTGGTGCCCTGCTGCCCGTCGCCGTCGAACGATCCTTCGTTCCCACGGTTATCGGCTGATGCCTGTCGGGACCGGCACATATCAGGTGCCGACGCAGACGCGCCGTGTGACGACCCTGGCGCCAGCCGGTTCCGGTTCTCTTGCCGAAGCGATTTCCACTGACGCCATCCGTGCCGGAGCTGTCATCGAATTCGATGTCGCGGGCAACATAAACCGCATCAATATGGCCGACCTGATAATTAACCAGCCGGGCATTCAAATCATGGGTGAAACGGCTCCCGGCAACGGCGTGAACCTCGTTGGCTGTGGTATCCGCATGAAGTCCAACGGTGGTATTCTCAGCGGCTTCCGGATCATCGCCGGCGACAAGAACGGCATCCCGTCGCCCGACAATCGAGACTGCATCGGTGTCGAAGGCGAAGGGCAGCCGATCGAAGACATCACCATCCGCAACATGACGATGGCTTATTCGATCGACGGTCTGCTCGACCTCTAC